GGATGTCTCGGCGTGAATCATCGAGGCGCATGGTGCCAAACTGCACCTTGAGTTGTTGTGCGCCCAATGTCTCCATCGCCGCACTGCTACCGCGCATAATGTCGGCAATGCCGGTAATTTCGTAGATCGTTGTCTTGATCTGCTCACGCTGAATATAAAGCTGGCCCAAAATACCCGCGATTCTTTCAATCGGCCACATCCATATTGCGTTATCGAGTCCACCGGATTGCATCAGCGGCAGGACATCTTGCGCTGGGATCATCTGATTTTCCCGAGCGTCCATGATGTTTTGCATTTCTGTGATCGTCGAGTCGTAAATGCCGCGCACTTTGCACGCATCGATGATGTCTGAGATCCGAATCGTAATTTTGTCTAGCTCGTTGGCTTGATCGCGATAAAAGATAAACGGCTCGACCGGCACTAAACTGTCCGTGCTTTCCATCGCATAAAGCGGACGCGGTGTCGGGCAAAAGTCTTTCAGTTGTAGCGGATCGGGTTCTGTCTTCAACGGGCGCTCTTTCAGCGTCTTCGAGATAAATATCACCTCTTTTTGCCGATTACACCAAATCTCCCAAATCGTCGCTCGCTTAAACGTATCGGTTATCGGCGCACCATCTTTGTCTTCCATTCCCATCGGAGAGTAGTCGAGCTGCACCTCATTACCGAGATCGTCACCAAATTTGGCTCGCAACTCGTCTCTCGTCATCAGGTGCCGAAACGCTACCCACTGCACCTGTTCCCACGTTTTGCCAGGACCGTGCCGAAAATCCGGCCACCCGACATGCTCAAATTTGACTTCCTCGCCTTGCAATGATTCGTAACTGTCACCGCTCATTTCGTCGGTTTCGTCAGCAAACGCAGGGTTGTAACGCACGCGAGTCACGCCGCGACCGCAGAGTTGTTGATCTTTTACTGCGAGGCGCATGTAACGATCAAAGTCGCACTCGTCCATCGTGAATGACAGACAGCGCTCAAGGACTTCGCATACTTCTTTGCCCACGGGATCGGCATCGCGATACCGGCGACGAACGTCCGGCGTCGGACTTTGGTTATACAGCGTCGGAACAATCGTCTGTACGTTGCTATAAAGAATATTGAATCGCTTGCCGTTCGAGTATCGCCCTGGACGCGCATTATCGACCTGTTCGTCGCGATACCGCGCTTCGACATCCTTAGCGCGAGTGCGCCAATTCGCTTCTTGCTTGTCCGCTAAATCAAGCTCAGTCACCCAACGATTGACAACACCCGCTGGCCCTTTGCCCGCATCAGCAGGCGTTTCCATTGTGCCATCGTTCGTATAATCGTTATCAGGCATAACCCTTCGGCTCCGATGTTAGGGCGGCAACCATGCTCGGCTTTGCTGCATTATTTTTCCGTGGCTTCTTTTTTTTCGGCTTGCTAGCGTAACTTGGCTTTTTATTACTGGGTTTAAGCATACCGTCCACCTTTCGATGTTAATGCGCCAATCATACTCGGCTTTGCTGCGTTTTTCTTTTTGCGTTTATCTGCGCCATGAAAGTCTTGAGCGACGGACTGCGATATGCCCGCTTTTTTAGCGAAACCTGGACTATTGGCAGCAGCAGCCATGAATTTGCGTTGTCGTTTGCTAGTGCTTGGCATTATTTTCTCGATCTGTAACGTCTGTAACGCACGAGCTGCTCTGCTTCAGGCACATCGAACTCATCATAGAACGGGACAAGTGCCCGCTCTGTTGGTGTCATGTCCATGCGAACTTGTACTTGGCGCGCTTCAGCTTCCCCTGCAAGAGCGTGGTACATATCGTCCGCCATATCAGCTGCATCTTCTTCTGGCACACCCAAATCAGCTAATTCTTTTCTAAACTCGCTGGGACTCCCGCCCCGCGCAAACCCCTCTGCTTCTTGTGTGGCGTGTTGTAGTTCGTGAAGAGCCGTAGATTTGCCTTCCTTCAGCCCGTAGGCGATCTCAGGTGCTAGCGATATGTTCCCATCTCGATAACTGCCATACGTCCATGGCTCGCCCTTATCAATACTCAACCGCATATCCCCGTGACCTGGATAGGCTTGGTACATCTCGGGATGGTCAAGAAACTCGGACACATTGCCCTGCACCGTACTTTTTTGACCCTCTAGTTGAGCCGCCATCGCTTTCAGCATACTTGCGGGCAAGTCCTCGGCCATCGCCTCGGCTCCCGATTGCGGCGATTTCCCGAACGTATCAATATATCGCGCCTTTGCGTCACCGATACTTATACCGTGGTTTTGCATCCAGTGCGCCATAAGACTCGCGTCGTATGCCTCGTCCGCTAATCGCGAATCTCGCGCTAGGTGTTTCGCCTTCACTTGCGCTGGATGGTAGCCAGATGCCGAGTCATCAATCTCAAACCTTAGCTTCCCGTCCTTGCCGCGAAACACCGGATAACCCATATCAGCCGTCGCCGCCCATATCTCGTCACGGCTACGCCCTGCGCTCTCCATCTGCTTGGCAAGCTCCATCGCCTGTTGTGGTGCGGTATTGCCGATTCTCGCCAGTGCGGCTGCGCCTGCGTCTCCGCCAACCATTGCATCATCAAGATTGCCTAGGCTTCGGCCAAGCAAGGCAGCGCCTATGTCATCCGTCGATGTTGCGGCGTAGCCAGGGGCTTTCAAGCGATTCAGAGCTGCCGCGCTTGTTACCATCGCTGCCGGTACTGCTGCTGCTTTTGCTAACTTGAGCGTTGAAGCAATCGGCAAAGCAGCCGCTAGATCCATGACCTGCGGCCTAATGATGGGGTCGTTCGGTCCTGCGCCTGTGTACTGATGCGGGTAGCCTTCCTTCATCTTGCGTGTGCGATCAGGCGAATCGCCGACAATCAGGCGTTCGATAAATGAGCCATAAGGATTATCTTTCGGGAATATATCCTGCACTCGCTCCAGCATCGGGTTGAGTGTTGCGCCGATCCGCATCGGTATTGTCGGGCCAAGCGCTGAGGCGGTGCCTGGATTAGCCAGCGTCCCTCTTTTTTCTTCATCCATCAGCGCTCGGAGCATCTGGTTAGCCATCAGTTGTACGCCTCGGCTTTGCGCCGTCGAGTGCTGGCTTTAACTAAATCATTCATCGTTAGCGTCGATTTCCCATCAATTGTAATGATCGGATTAACCTTCTCGACCTTTGGTTTCGGCGGCTCGCGCCATGTCCAGGCCAAATAACGCAGCGCGTCCGCAAAGTGATTCGTCCAATCATGCACTGGTCTGTCGCGAAAACACTTGCTCGAATCATCCCATTCGCGCCGGAACTGACTCAGCGCGTTGATAAATTCCTCTTGCTCCGAGTCAATCCAAAGCCGTGGAAATAAGTGCCGAGCGGCTAGTATGCCTTGTTGCTCAGTGTTTGTATTCCGCAGAATGGTCACATGCTTCATCTTGTGGTCGCTGACGAGCTGTTCGTACACCGACCGACCCGCTGCCGCCAGTGTCTTAGCTTGCGCGTCATGCGGCAGCACATGCCGTGAATAATTGTAGTCTTTTGACGCGATGACCTCAGCGTAATGCGCCAATGGCTGACCGTTTGCGCTGTAGGTGTCGATGATTCTCACTTCATTCGCCACGATCTGCACGAACAAAATTACCGTATCGTCACTGTAGCCAATATCCCACACAGTCTGCACCGTCAGGTCTGGGTCGTGCTTCACCTCGCAGATCCGACCGCCAGCCCGCGCTGCTGCCAGCTCACCGCCGTAGTAACTGCCGAGGATCGCAGCCTCGAAGCTGCACAAATACTCTTGCTCAAACTGACTGGCCCCGAAATCCTTACCGTAAAGCGCAACGTATTCGTCGCGAATGCCGTCGAGCTGCTCGTCGTTAAACGCGCCGGTCGCTTTTGCGTCCGATATTTCCGCGTACCAATCGTCTGATTTCATCGCATGATTAAACATATCGTAGGCGTGATTCTTGCCTCTGGGCGTGCTTATAAACAAAGCCCAGCCGTTGTTCTCCCTCATCATAGGTGAGAGGTAGCCCCAGGCGCTTGGGTTCGCCAGCGCCCACTCAGAGAACACAATGCCAGCAACACCGGCACCGACTAGCGAGTCGTAGGTGTCGGAGCCTATCACCTGCCACGTACTTCCATTTAAGAAGCGAATAAACATTTCCTGCTCATTGGTGACCTCGCGAAGCTCTACGGGGAATGCCTCGTCGATCCGGCGTTGGCCGCTATGCGGATTCACCGCCGTCCAGATTGCTTTGCGTGCTTGGTTAAGCTGCGGCAGGCAGTGCCAATAGGTTGCGGGGCGGTCAGTGATTGCTTGAAACGTCCAAGCCAACGCTATCTCGTCCTTACCCCAGCGTCGGTGCGCTATCTCAATCGCTCGCTTGCCACCCCCGCACATGTACTGGTGCAGCGGGGCTTGGTAGTTCCGAATGCGGCGTTCAACCAGCATTATTTTTCATACACGTTCTTGATCGTCCACACTGCATCGCCGGTATGCTCGACTTCTTGCTTTTCGCTCCACTTCATCCGCGTCTTTGTCCACCATATCAAAGCAGTCGTGTCGCCGGACATCGCTTTATTAAATAACGTCCCCGCCACCTTGGTGTTAGCTTTAGTCGCGGCTGTGTCCAATTCATTACGAAAATGCTTGCGCAAGGTTTTGTCATCGATGCCGTTACGAATGACCAAGCACTGGGATTCCTGCGGAATACCACAGGCGGTCATCTGCTCGACGAGCTTTCGCTCGTCATCGGTCGGCTTGAACGCCGGTTGCCCTGCTTTTTTACGCGGCATCTTGTTTCATCCCTTTTTTAGTGGGGAAGAATCCCCCGCTACTCTCCAGTTGTGCTTGTTTCCCAGTGAAATCCTGCCAGCGCTGCACGATAACATCGCAGTATTTTGGGTCAAGTTCCATTAGCCTCGAGTGGCGTCCGTTCTTCTCGGCAGCAATCATCGTCGTACCGGAACCGCCGAAGCTATCTAATACTACGTCACCGCCTTTGGTATTGTTAAGCATTTGATATTCAAACAATTTTACTGGTTTCATTGTTGGGTGTTGTTTGCTTCTTGCGGGGCGATCAAACTCCAGAATTGTTGTTTGTTTTCTGTCTGTTGCCCAAAGATGTCCAGCTCCATCCTTCCAGCCATATAAACACGGTTCGTGCTGCCAGTGGTAGTCCTGCCGCCCCATAACCATTGAGGATTTGTTCCAAATCAAACACTGCCGGATTTGCCATCCCATATCATGCGCTGCGCCACGAAAATTATAACCTTCTGAGTCAGCATGCCATATATAAAAAACCGCCCCTGCTTTCATCACCGCATCCGCTGCTGCATATGATTCGCGCAAAGTTTCACGAAATTGATCGTCACCCATTTTGTCATTTTTAATTTTTAACGCATCCTTTGTTTTGCCTTCGTAATCGACGTTATATGGAGGGTCAGTTAGCCACATATCCGCTCTGTGTTCGCCACACAACGCCTCCACCGCATCGATACTAGTGCTATCCCCACACATCAACCGATGGTTGCCTAGCAGCCAAACGTCGCCCTCGACGGTCACCGGATCGTCGGGTACGTCTGGCACAGCGTCCTCGTCTGTCAGCCCCTCGGTTTCCTCAACCAGCATATTAGCCATCATATCGCCATCGAACCCGATCAGACTTAAATCAAACCCATCGCTGTCCAGGTCTTTCATTTCCACCGATAGCAGATCCACATCCCACCCCGCATTTTGGGGTAGCTGATTATCCGCCAGCACATAGGCCTGCTTCTGCGCTTTTGACCAGCCGGTAGCTGTCATGGTTGGTATTTCGTCAATATTCAGCTTCCGCGCAGCCATCACTCGACCATGCCCCGCGATGATTTCACCGTCCTCATCCACCAACACCGGAGTCGTCCATCCCCATTCCTTAATCGATGCCGCCAGCTGCGCCACTTGCTCATCGCTATGCGTTCGAGCGTTCCGCGCATACGGAATTAAATCATCCACCTTTTTACGCTCAATTTTATCGGCTGGCCATTCCATTATTTATTCTCCATGTTCACCAAAAAACCCCTACATCGCAAAGAACCCCTTTAACCCCCATCTGCGGATAATGTCTTTTCCATCAATGCCTCATGTTCGCATTCAAGCTGCGCCAAACGTCTATTCCCAATTCCCATTGTTTTCGTTTCAAACCGAGCAACGTTTTTTGAAATTCGGCTTCTTTCAGCGCGTCTAGCGCAAGTTTGTACTGTGCGGATGTCAAAGCAGCACGTTCGCGCTCAATGCTTGTACCGGTTGAAGGTGTGGCGATGGCCTTCTGAACTTTTATGTTTTCTTTAGCCGCGCTGTACTCAGCCGTCGCCTGGGCCATCGCCTCATCGGTCTCGCCGAGTTGCGTAAGCCATTGTTCTACATGACTTTCAGTCGGCAACGACACGCTTATATTCCTTTCTGAGTTCTTCGACCGCCTTGGGTCCGTAATTTTTTTCGATCAGGTATGCAATGCTTTTCATCCGCTTTGCATCGGGCTGCGACAACATCAAAGCCAGCCGATCGTGCAATTCGGATAAATCATAGACCGGCATTTCGCAGCCGCGACAGCATTCCCGAAAGGTGTTCTCGCCCCACTTTCCTCTGATCCTCGCTTAACTTGTGAGGGATCTGAGGAACGTCTGGCTCGATGGGCTTCCCCGCTTTACAGAATTGCCGGAATTGCGGAAGAGTCGGAGGCCATTCTTGATCTGAGTCAAGGCACGAAACAAAACCTGTCTTGATTTGATCGAGACTTAGATCGGCCAAACCCTTCCCCCAGGTGTCGTCTTGATCAAATTCGCCGAAACTTGATGTCCATTTGTGACCATAGACTTGAGTCATTCGGCTCCAGAGTCGGTCAATTACCGTTTCCGGCTGCTTCACGCTTGGCAGCTCTCTTTTCTCCGGCGATCCTGACCCTATCAACCGCGCTGAGACTTCGCCTATTTTCTCCATTACCTCCTCCTCCTTTTTTCAATGGGAATAATCCGGTCCATCCAGACCTGATCGCTTGATCTACAATTTCTTGCTGTTCGTCGAACGGTAAACCTTCTAAAACTCGCCGATTTTTCTTCTCGGCTCCCAGTGTTAATTTCTTTTTGATCTCTTTTCGATGCTGAACAAACTCTTCCCATGCTTTTTCATTAAAAAGCTCACTCGATCTATATAGTGACGGTTCTATTGACGGTTCTTCTCTATATATGCTGGCAATGGTTGCCTTCTGGTTTTGATTCCAGAGTGCTGTCACTGCCTGCTGGTAAACCTAAGCGAAGACGATAAACGCTCGATGCTTGCTGTCCGGTTTTACCTCGGCGCTTCTCTACCTCGATAAAATCACCGTCTAAGCGACGGAGAGCCGTTCTAACGGTTCTTTCGGACAAAGAAGTGTCAACGCATAGGGTCTTCACTTTCGGCCAACAGAGGCCCGTAGAATCGGCGTAATTGGCTAGGGCCAAAAGCACCAGCTTTTCGCTAGGATTCTTAACTGCGCATCCGAACGCCCAGGACAGTGCG